AAAAATTCCCTCTGATGCATTTCAGAAGCTCCAGATAAACGCCGGTATTCTGACTACCGATTTTACCCCGGCCACCGGCACCATCGGGGAATCGGGGCAGATTGGCGCGACGACCGGCGGCATTAGCTTTACCGCAACGCCGACCTATTCAGACATGGGCGCGGATATTGACAACTGCCCCAAGAACATGAAGGAGTTTAAGCGGCAGGACATGGTCGAAGCGAAAATGGCCGGCACCTTTATCAACGCCGACACGAAAACGGCCAAGACGCTCTGCGGCGCGGCGGACATTGACACGAGCGACACGACGAAGGTCGTTCCCCGCACAGACCTTAAGGACAGCGACTTCACCGACCTGTGGCTGGTAGGCGATTACTCCGACAAGAACGGCGCGAAAAACGGCGGCTTTATCGCTATCCACATGCTCAACGCGCTTTCCACGGGAGGCTTTCAGCTCAAGACGGCGGACAAGGCCAAGGGACAGTTTGCCTTTGAGTTTACGGCGCATTATTCTCTTGCCGCGCAGGACAAGGTGCCGTATGAGATCTACATCAAGGCTGGAACGGAGGAAACGGCATGAAGCTTTCCGACATTCAAGGCGAGCGCGTCTTTGACGTCATCGCGGATATCATCGACCCGATTGCCAACATTGCGGAGGATGATGCGGCATCCGCGCTGTTCAAGCGCGAGAAGCTGCCCGAGGGCATGACGGTGAAGCAGTTTGCGACGCAGAGGGCGCGGAAAGCGCTTCCTGCGCTGCTCAAGGGCCACAAGGGCGATATCATCGCAATTCTTGCCTCTATTGAGGGCGTGAGCGTTGAGAGCTACAAGGGCGCGCTGAACCTCGTCAAGCTGATGCGCGACGCGACGGAGCTTTTGACTGATGAAGCATTCGGCGCGCTTTTTCTCTCAGCGCAGAGCGGGAAATCCTCTGGCTCTGCGCAGGAGAATACCGAGGGCAAAGGAGAATAAAGCCGTTCCTGCGGTACTGCGTGGCGCGGCTCAATGAGAGAGCGAAAACCGAAGCATACCGCATCTATGTGACGGACGCGCTGCGCATTGCGGGCGAAAACACGGCGCGATACGCGAGCGGGAACTACATCAAGGCGCGATACGCGGACATGATTGAGCCGAAAAAGCAGGACAACAGAACTTGCGAAGAAATTACCGCCGATGTAGTCGCGCGGTGCGGGCTGACGATAAAAAAAGCCGCCCCTGACGGGGCGGCGGATGGATAGGCGTTATTTGAGAACGTATTCCGAGATCATGCGGCCAATCTTTCCGATGTCGGTATCGCCTTTGAACTCAAATTTGGCGGTAAAGCCATTGGAGAACGTCAGGACAAGCTCGCTGTCGGGGATCAGCTCAACAAGGCCGGGGGTCTGGATAGCGAAGAACTGCACCTTAGAAAAGGGCATGGAGCTGAACGATTTCCGCTTTCCGGTGATGCCCTGCACGTCAACGGAAATGATGCGCTTGTTGGTGAAGATAAGTTGGTCGCGGATCGTTTTAAACGCGCAGGCGATTTCTTCGCCCGCGATCAAAAGACCGTTGACCTCGTCGCGGACTTCGGCAATGGGAATAGGCTTTAAGTCAAATGCGGAATCTTTGTTGAAATTGATCATGGCAAAACCCTCCTTTCCTAAAATTGTACTACTTAAGCCTTGACATTTCAAGGGCTTTTCGCCAAAAACACCAAAAAGCGTGGTGAGAAAATGAATTTATTAGACCTTTTTGTCAAAATCAGCGTAGACGACGGAGACGTAGACAAGGGCTTTTCGGAAACGAGCAGCAAAGCGGAAACGCTTGCTGGCAAACTGAAAGGCGGGCTTGCTACGGCGGCAAAAGTCGGCGGCGCCGCGATTGTAGCGGCTGGCGCGGCTGCGGTCGCCATTACAAAGCAGGCCGTAGAAAATTATGGCGAATATGAGCAGCTGGTCGGCGGCGTGGAAACGCTTTTTAAGTCCTCTGCCGATACCGTGATGCAGTACGCCGCGAACGCATACCAGACGGCGGGCATGAGCGCGAATGAGTACATGACCACTGTGACGGCGTTTTCCGCGTCGCTTCTGCAATCGATGGGCGGCGACACGGACGCGGCAGCGGAAAAGGCGAATCTGGCTATTACCGACATGAGCGACAACGCGAACAAGATGGGTTCCAGCATGGAATCTATTCAGAACGCGTATTCCGGTTTTGCCAAGCAGAACTATACCATGCTCGATAACCTCAAGCTCGGCTATGGCGGCACGAAGGAGGAAATGCAGCGGCTTTTGGACGATGCGAACGCGCTGAACGCCGCGCAGGGCAATTACACCAATTACACCATCAACAGTTACGCGGACATCGTTGATGCTATTCATACCGTGCAGACGGAAATGGGCATTACGGGCACGACGCAGCTGGAAGCCAGCACGACGATTCAAGGCTCTATCGCGTCGATGAAAGCGGCGTATGACAACTTTATCACGGGGCTTGGCGATGAAAACGCCGACATGGCGGAACTCATTACAAACCTTTTGGGCAGCACCGTGACGGTGGCGGAAAATCTACTTCCGGTCGTTGAAAGAGTCCTTGAAAACATTGGCGTTGTGGTGCAAGAAAAGGGACCGGAGATGATCGAAAAATTTGTCTCCTATGCCATCGACAAGCTGCCGGACATTATCGAGCTGGGCCTGCAAATGGTCATTGCGTTGGTCAAAGGGCTGGCGCAGAATCTTCCGCAACTGGTCACAGGCGTTTTGAATATGGCGGCAACGATCATTAAAACATTGGTCGATTCCATCCCTGACGTTATCGAGGTCGGCAAGGACATTGTGCGCGGCGTGTGGGACGGCATCAAGGCGATGGGGAGCTGGATCAAGGAAAAGGTGTCCGGTTTCTTCGGCGGTATTGTGGATAACGTTAAGGGCGTTCTTGGCATTCACTCTCCGTCCCGCGTGTTTGCGGGGATCGGCGAAAATATGGCGCTTGGTCTCGGCGAGGGCTGGGACAACGAGTACGGAACGATCAAACGCGGCATTACAAACGGGCTGGACTTCGGTACGGCGTCGGTAGGCTTTGCCGATTCCGGCATCGGACGGTCGAGCGCGGCCATCGTCAACGGCATGGGCGTGAGCACAGAGAGCGGGACGACCACCATCAACCTGATGTTCCCGGACGGCACAAAGCTGGCGAGCTATCTGCTTCCGTTTTCCATCAAGGCGGCGGCTGCGGCGGGCACGCCTATCGCAAACGCGCAAATGGCATAAGGAGGCGGCATGAATCAACTCATTTTAGATACCGGCGGCTATGCGATCCTCTTGCCGGAAAGCCGGAAGGGCGGCTATACGGCTTATGAAGAGCCGCTGAGCGTTGACCTTGTAATGCTGCCGGGGAACATGGTGCGCGAGCTGCGCGGAACGGTGTGGCGCGTGAATTACCAGTACGGGTATTTTACCGACGAGGAGAAAAACAACCTGCTTGCGGCTTGCAGAAAGGGAAGGAATGAGCCGATCCTCTGCGCGTTTCTTCCGCCGAACAGCACGGAAATGGTTTCGTCCGAGTTTTTTGTGACGGCATTTACCTCGCCTAAATTTATGTGGAGCCGCGAGGGAAAGCCGATGTGGGGTGATTTTTCCGTCGAGTTGCGGGAGGTGACGCCGCATGATTGAGGCGACTTCCGCGTTTCGCTCGGCTATCGTCGGGAAAACAAGGCGCATCTACCTCAAAGCGGTGGTGGACATCTCCGACCCCGATATGACCATCGGGGCGGTCACGTCAAGCGGGCTTGCGCCGTGGTCGAAGTCGGCACAGCTGACAGACAAGGACATTTCCGCACCTCCGCGCTGCGCAACGCTGGAGAAAAACCGCTGGCTGCTGGATGGATCGTTTGCGGTTTTCCCCGACGACTATCAAATTGCGGGCGAAATTGGAACGGCAAGTGAGGCATTGTCGGGCGCGGACGGAACGTTTTCTGCTCCGGTATGGGTGCAGCTGTCATTTGCCAATGTCAGCGTTTTGCAGGCGTGCAGCATCTTCTTTTCTTCCGACCCGCTTGACGGTGTACCGGAGGATTTTACGGTGGATATTCTGGTCGATGGCGTGTCGTATCATACGAAAACGTATACCGGGAACAAGCAAAACGCCGTCAAGATATCCGGGTTTACGGTCTACACGCCGGATGCGATCAAGATCACTGTGACCAAATGGAGCCTGCCGTACCGCAGAATGCGAACGGTAGAGATCATACCGGGCTACTACGAGCAATGGAGCGAAAATATGCTGGCATCCTTTTCCGTGCAGCAGCAAGGGGACGTATCTTGCCTGACGCTGCCATACGGAATGCTCAAAATGGCGATGAACAACAAAAACCGTATGTTCGAGCCGCGGAGCAAGTCCGGGCTGTTCCAGAGCATCGAGGAGCGGCAGGGCGTGGAGACCTACATCGGCGTGCGGCTTGCGGACGGCAGCGTGGAGTATAAGCGCGTGGGCGTCTTCTTTCAATACTCCGACGGCTGGAAGACCGGCGACAACGGCCTGACGATGCAGTGGGACCTTGTGGATATCATCGGGCTGCTCGCCGACCGCGCGTACCTCGCGCCGACGGTGCTGCCCATCACGCTCTCCGGCTGGATCGCCTCACTCGTTTCTCAGCTCGGCACCAATTTTGCAAGCCGGTACACGGTGGACGCGGACTATGCAGACCTCGCGGTCACGGCCTCGAGCCGCGCCGCGGTGAGCGGGAAGAAGTGCGGCGACATCCTGCGCTGGGCCTGCATGGCGACCGGCACATGGCCGCGCGCGGACGCGGAAACGGGCAAACTTGCGGTGGAACCGCTGTGGAATCAAGGCAGCAAGATCACGCTGGAAAACCTCGTCAATTACCCGACGATGAAGGCCAACCAGTCCCTTGCGTCGCTCATTTTTCACCTCTCGGACGGGACGGAGTACGTCGTCTCGGGCAACTCCACGAGCAGCGAAAAGACCGTGACCATCGAGAACCCGTTTCTGCACACGCAGGCGCAGGCGCTCACGGCGGCGCGGCTGATCCTCTCGTGCTACGGCGGCAACCAGCTGGAGCTGACCGGGCGCGGCGACCCGTCCTCCGAGATCGGAGACGTGGACACCGTGTGGCTCGACGAGAGTCAGGCGACCGCGGCGCGGCGCATCTACCAGACCTTCCAATTCGCGGACGGCGTGCTGCAGGGCTGCCAGAGTAAGCTCTTGCAGGCGGACGGCTCGTATCTCTACACCGAGCGCGCGGTCTTTACCGAGAGCGGATCGTGGACGGCCCCGGCGGGCAAAACGCAGCTCTTTCTCATCTGCGTCGGGCACGGCGGGAACGGCACGGATGGCGAGGACGGCAATTTTGCCCGCGCGGGCAAGAACGGCGTGGACGGCCTCGGCGGCCTTGTGTGGGCGGACACCATTCAGATCAACGAGCAGCAGACCTTTGCCATCACCATCGACGAGGATGCCGTATTTGGCCCCTATTCTTCCGCCAACGGAAAGCGCTACCCAAACGGCTACTCGGATATTCGCAGCGGCGACAGCTTTGCCCGCGCAGGCGTGGCCGTGCCCAAAGCGGGCACGGGCGACGGCGGTAAGGGCGGCAGGGGCGGAAATAAGGGCGAGCAGCACTTTGAAATAATTTACAACGCCGAGGGCAAACCGATCGGCACGCGAACCGTCACCGATGTGGAACCGGGCAAGGGCACTCCGGGCGTGAACGGCGTGGCCGGCTGCGTGGTGGTGTACTGGGACAAGGAGGAGAGCGCATGAGCGAGACTTATCCGATATTGATTCCAAAGATCCTTGCCGCGGCGTTTGCTCCAAATCCCGCCGACATCAACACCAAAACCCGGCTTACCGTCACCGTGACGGAGGAGACCGTCTACCTCGAACCGACAAAATACTACAGCGGCGAGATATTCGCCGGGGAGGTCTAAACTATGGCGATCCAAACAGTCCAAGCAATCATCAACGGCCAGAGCTATACCCTCGCGCTCAACAGCGCGACGGGCAAGTACGAGGCCACCATCACCGCGCCGGGCAAAACATCCTACAACCAGTCCGGCGGCTACTACAACGTGCAAATCAAGGCGACCAACGACGCGGGCACCGTCGGCACAGCGGACGCCTCGACGCTTGACGGATTAAAGCTCTACGTCAAGGAAAAGGTCGCGCCGGTCATCACGATCCTCTCGCCGTCCTCCGGGGCGTATGTCAGCAACAGCAAGCAGCCGGTCGTGTTCACGGTCACGGACGAGACGGACGGCTCCGGCGTCGATCTCTCGACGCTCGTGGTCAAACAGGACGGCGCAGCCGTCGCATCCTCGGCCCTCACGAGCACAGCCATCGCCAACGGCTACCAGGTGACCTACACGCCCGCCTCAGCGCTCGACGACGGCAGCCACACCGTCACCATCGACTGCAAGGACCACGACGGAAACGCCGCGGCGCAGAAGTCCACCACCTACACGGTCGACACCGTGCCCCCGACGCTCAACGTCACCGCGCCCACGGATAATCTTATCACCAACACAGCGGCTCTCACGGTGGCCGGTATCACCAACGACGCGACCTCCTCGCCCGTGGAGATCAAGATCACGCTCAACGGCGCGGATCAGGGCGGCGTCACGGTCGGCGCGGGCGGCGCGTTCAGCAAGGCCGTCACGCTGGCGGAGGGCGCGAATACCATCGTCATTACGGCGACCGACGCGGCGGGCAAGGTCTCTACGGTCACGCGCAATGTGACGCTTGACACCTCGGTGCCGGTCATCAAGTCGGCGACCATCACGCCGAACCCGGTCGACGCGGGCGCGACGATGGTCATCGCGGTGGAGATCGAATGAGCGCGCAGGTCCTGAGCGTCTCGCTGCCGAGCGAGATCATCTATGTGAGCGGCACGGTCAACGGCACGGCCTACACATGGACGCTCATCAAGGGCGCGTGGACGGCTACGGTCGAGCGGGCGGCGGACGACACCTACGCCGTCGCCCTCACCGCCGTCACCGCGGCGGGCGTCAGCACCAACTACACGCTCACGCTCTACTACGGCCTTTTGAGCCTCATCACCGACCGCACGCGCGCGGACGTGGAGAATGAGACCGACAAGGGCTTTTACAACGCCACTGACCTCAATCGCGTGGGCGCGGCGGTGGAATACATCGCGGGCCGCTTCACGGCGCTCGGCTATGCCTGCCCCGTGACGGTCAAAAAGGACTGGCTGACGAGCGATGCGCCGACGCAGCGGCAGATGGAAACCTATCGGCAGAACATCGTCACGCTGCGCGCTCTGATCGCGGTCATGCAGTCCACGCCGAATGCTCCGGCGAGCATGGCGGGGCTGAACTACGTCAAGGCCAACGATATTGAGCAGATCCTGCTCGACCTCGACGCGCTCATCGACAAACTCACAAAATCATGGTGCTTCTCCGGCGAGCTGTACGCCGGCGAGGTATGAAAGGAGACAATATGCAGGACAGAGTATCTTTGTACCCCGGGCGCGTGAAGTTAGAGCCGGTCGCGGGACAGGCCAACCTCTACGACCTCACGCGCGCCGACCAGCCAACGCAGGAGGGCACACCGCTCAACAAGGCGAGCCTGCTCAAGGACGCCACGGCGGCGCTGTTTGCGCTCGGCGCAGACGCACTTCCCGACGATGCGCTGGCAAGGATCGGGAGATTGACATTTGGCTGGAGGGTTTTGAAAGCCTATAAGGTTGCGGGCGCATACGAGTTCGAAGTCCCCGCCGGAGTTTACGAAATCGGCGTGTACATGATGGGCGGCGGAGGAAGCGGAGCTGTCACATATACAACAAGCGGCACAGGCTACTACATATCGGGAGGCGCGAGCGGGTACGGGAAAAACGTTATTTTTTCTGTGCAGCCGGGGCAGAAAATCGCGATCGTGGTCGGTGCGGGCGGAGCTCCGGCTGTGTCAAAAAGCGCCGGCAACAATGGCGGCAGTACATCCGTAAATGGCGTTGCTGTAAGCGGCGGCATGGGAGGGCTGCTCGCGATGTCCACAAGCACCCCCGTTAAGGGCGGACAAGGGCCTACAACGAAGTCTACCGGCTCTTTGCCGTTGTATGGGTCAAGACTAATCCCGACCACATCGAGAGATGGGTCCTTTATTGCGATTGATGTCGGCACGGATCAAACCCCCGATGAATCTCAAAATATGTTTGACCCCACAATGGTTTCCCTATGTGCCGGGGGGAATGCAGCCTCATACGGAAACCCGAACGAAGAATACGCAACTTTCGAAATTTTGGCAATGCCGGATGGAACAAAGGGCGGCAACGGTTATGCGACGCCGAGTGCCGAAACGCCCGCGGGAGCGCACGCGACGGGAAACGGAAACGGCGGAGGAGCCGTTGTCTCGGCGGACTATTCGAAAAGCGGAAAAGGCTCTGATGGCGCCGTATACATCTACACAAGGGGGGCCGCTTGATGAAAGTATGCAGGCTTGAAAACAACGTGGTCGTGGAGATCATCCCGGCCTATGCACTGCCGGTGGGGAAGTGGTATGGCCAGGCGTTCGCGGCATCCTGCGTGGAGGCCCCGGATGATGTGGCGCAGCATTGGACCTACGACCCCAAAACGGGAATGTGGGCCGAACCGCAGCCGGAGCCTGACCTGGAACCCACGCCGACCACTGAGGAGCGCGTCGCCGCGCTGGAGGCGGCAAGCGACCGTCTCGACGCGCAGGCGACCTACACGGCCATGATGACCGACACGCTGATGGAGGGCTGACATGAAAAAGAAAATCGCAAGATGGTACGCGCAAGGGCTGTGGACCGCCGGCATGGTGCGCAACGCCGTGAAAAAGGGCATCCTCAGCGCGCAGGACTATGAGGAGATCACCGGCGAGAAATACGCTGATGATAAATAAATTTTGAACAAAGAAAAGGAGAACAAAACAATGGCTACTTACAAGAGAATCGCATCCGACGGCAGACTCATCGAAGTCACCGATACCCCTGCGGGCCTGAGCGAAAACTCGGGTGTCAAAAACAGCATCGTGCAGCCCGTCATGCGCCGCGACCTTTCCCGCGCCGGCACGGATATCTATGTCGCCCCGTGCTACAAGCTCACCTACGACGAGGACGGCTACTGCGTCAAGATGACGACCTGCGCCATCCCCGAGGATATCGCGGAAAAGCTCGCGGAGCTGAACAAGTAAACAGAGCGGGGGATATCCCCCGCTCTATCCTAAGGAAAGAGAGACAACGCCTATGGAAGATTTGGCTGTGAAGCTGCAGGAGGTCAAGGACCGCTCGCTCCGAAACGAGGGGCGCATCAAGCAGTTAGAGGTAGATCAGCGGGCGCTGAATGAATTGGCGCTGTCGGTCAAAGAGCTGGCGACCGACCAGACGAACATGAAGGAGGACATCGGCGAGATCAAGGCCAATGTGCGGAGCCTGACCGCCGTGCCGTCCAAGCGCTGGGAGAAGGTCGTGGAGCTGATGATCGCGACCGTCGTGGGCGCGTTCATGGCGTGGCTTTTGACAGGGGGCGCGGTATGAGAGACATCAAAGGCTCCACCTCGGAGGAAATCCGCATGATCCGCGCCATCCAGCGCTCCGTCGGGGCGCTGGACAACGGCTGGATCGGCAACCAGACACTGAGCGACATCGCGGCCAAGCTCGGCGCGGACTGCTTTCCGCTCAACGTCGAGCTGTACGGCCAGCCGACGCTCATTGCGCGGGACATCGACCCTGTCAACATGAGCGGGCCGCTGCCGAAGGACGCCATCTCGGGGAGCTTTAGCTGGCAGGGCCAGCCGTGCAGCATCCTTGTGCGCAACGGCAAGGTCGTGCGCGGCATGAGCTGTCACTATCCCCGCCCCGAGAGCGTGCTCTATAAGACCACGGACGGCGCGGTGCGCATTGCCCGCGTCTTCTCGGCGGCGGCGCTGGGCGGCGTCGTGTGGGCGGTCGGCGGGCTTGGCCTGCTCGACCGCTATGACCCCGCGGCGGAGGGCTTTACCGGCGCATACTCCGATGTGCTGCGCAAGACCAACCACACCGTCCTCGGCTACAAGGGCGGGATGCTCTACGGCGTCTACTGCCGCAGCATGACCGCGCAGCAGGTCAACGCCTTTTGTCGGGACAAGCTCAAGCTGGAATACGCCGTCATGCTCGACGGCGGGCACGTCGCCGCCATCCACGGCGCGTGTAACAAAATCAACACACAGACGCGGCAATTTTACGCCGTGCGGTTTTTGTAAAGGAGGCAAAAAATGCAAAATCGACTTGCCAATCTGCTCACAGTCAAGAGCATCGTGACCATCGTGCTCACGGCGGTTTTCTCGGTGCTTGCCCTGCGCGGCAGCATCAGCGGGACGGAGTTTCTGACGATCTTCACGACCATCATCGCCTTCTACTTCGGCACGCAGACCGAGAAACGCAAAAATGAAGAAATTTCTTGAGACCATGACGGGCTGGGTCGGCGCTGTACGCGGCGATGCGGTGCATAAAAGCATCGTGGACGCCTACAACAGCTACCTCCCGCACCCGCGCGGCTACAAGCTCGCCTATTCGGACGACTACTGCGCGGCGATGGTGTCCGCGGCGGCGATCCTCTGCGGCCTGACAGAGGTGCTCCCCATCGAGTGCAGCTGCGGCGAGCAGATGCGGTGGTATCAGGCGCGCGGCCAATGGGTCGAGGACGACGCACACGTTCCCAAAATCGGCGAACAGGTCTTCTACCATTGGAACGACCGCAAGGACTACGCCCTCACGGACTGCACGGGCGCGCCCAACCACACGGGCATCGTGACGCGCGTGGTCGGGAACTGCGTCAATGTGTTCGAGGGGAACAAGGGCAGCAAGCATGAGTGCGGCTACCGGACGCTGGAGATCAACGGGCGCTATATCCGCGGCTTCGGCGTGCCGAAATATCCAGCGGACAAGACCGTGCTCACGCGCGGCGACAAGGGCGCGGCGGTCGGCAAGCTGCAAGAGCTTCTTAACGCTTGCGGCTATGAGCTGGATGTGGATAACTCCTTCGGCCCCGCGACGCAAAGAGCGTGGGGGGAATATGTTTACGCATATCTCGAAAAAATTCTAAAATAACGAAAGGAAAACGGGCGGGAGGCATGCCTCCCCTCGCGTGAGCGCTCTGCAAGCCCCGGCGCACAGCATGGACAAGCAGCACCGAGCGATCCGCGCAAAATTATCCTCTATGGCCCCGCGGCGGGCCGTGGCATACATTCGGTCTTTTGAGCTTCCACCCGACGAAATGGCGTGCCTCGTCGAGTGCGACGTGCGGGGCCGCTCCTGCGTACAGGTGGCATTTGAAATGAATCTGTCGCCGGATACGGTCAAAAAGTATCGCCGAAAGGCGTACCGCAAAATCGCATCGGAAGTCTTTGAATAGGAAAAGAGCTTCACCAAACGGTGAGGCTCTTTTCCTTTATGGGGGGTATGAATGACGCATGGAGCACGTCGTGACAAAAATAGCATATTCCGTCAGAATTTGCAAGCGCAATCGTTCGACGAATTTCGCCGTACACTTTTCATCCCCTTTTCCGGCACTTTGGGAAAGGGGTTTTCTTGTACCATAGAGGCAGAAAAGGAGGTGCGCTGTATGTACGAACGGCTTTTGGCATTGGGATTCACCGAGCAGATGGCGAGGGATATTTTGGTGCTGTTCCCCGAGCCGGATGAGCTGCGCACCTACGTCTTCTTCGCGGAGCTGCTCCATGTATAGCTATTATAATCCGTCACCTTATGGCAAGAATGTGGGCGACTGCACCGTTCGGGCAATCTCCAAAGCGACCGGAAAAGACTGGGGCGAAACGTATCTCGCGCTCGCCATACAAGGCTATTTGGACGGAGACATGCCGTCGGCCAATGCGACCTGGGGCGCGTATCTGCACTCTCTCGGTTATCGGCGCTACATCGTTCCGGACACCTGTCCTCTGTGCTATACCGTCGGGCAGTTTGCGGACGAGCATCCGGCAGGCACATACATTTTAGCCCTGTCCGGCCATGTGGTATGCGTGCAGGACGGGACGATCTTTGATTCATGGGACAGCAGCAATGAGACGGTGATCTATTTTTGGGTAAAGGAGACTGAATGACATGGCTTTTAATCCGTACTATCAAAACCCTTATTATCCACAGCCGATGCCGGACAACCTTATGCAGATGCGGCAGCAGCAGATGATGCAGCCCGCTCCGCCTCCCGTGCCGCAAAATCCTGTTGCGACCGGCGGCGTGCAATGGGTGAGCAGCGAGCAGGAGGCGAGAGGCTATCTCATCGCGCCCAACTCTGCCGTAGCGTTGTGGGATTCCACCGCCCCCACCGTGTACCTCAAGCAGTCCGATGCAAGCGGGAAGCCGACGCTCAAGATTTACGACCTCGTAGAGCGCGCAGAAACGGCTTCTAACGCGCCGCAAAAGCCGGGCGTGGAATTTGTCACCCGCAAGGAGTTTGACGCGCTGGCGGCGCTTGTGGGCGAAATAAAGAGCAAGAAGAAGCGCAAGGTCGAGGAGGACGAGGACGATGACTAATCCGTTCATGGCCGCGCTGGGCGGCGGGCAGATGCCGGGGCCGGTAGGCCAGTTCCAGCACATGATGCAGCAGTTCAACCAGTTCAAATCAAATTTCAATGGCGACCCCAAAGCCGAGGTCGAAAAGCTCTTGCAGAGCGGTAGGCTGAACCAGCAGCAGCTCAACCAGCTACAGCAGATGGCGAAGCAGTTTCAAAGCCTGATGCAGTAATCATCAACATAAATCAACATCGTGGCCACGATTTGATGAATAAAAATTTTTCAAAGGAGTGATACTATGTCTCTTTCTGACGGCGGCGTTCAGGCCACTATGCCTGTTGCGCCCGTAAATTCCAGCAACGGCGGCTTCGGCTGGGGCGGAGAAGGCAGCTGGTTTATTATTATCTTGTTCCTTTTCGCATTTCTTGGTTGGGGAAATGGCGGCTGGGGGAACAACGGCAACAGCGGCGGCGTGGTCGACGGCTATGTGCTGACCTCTGATTTTGCCAATGTCGAGCGCAAGATCGACAGTGTAAATCAGGGCCTTTGCGACGGATTTTACCAGCAGGCGCAGCTTGTCAACGGCACCAACATGGCGATGGCAAACGGCTTTGCACAGGCCGAGCTTTCCCGCAGCAACCAGCAGGCGGCGCTCATGCAGCAGCTCAACGCCATGCAGATGCAGGCCGCGAATTGCTGCTGCGAGAACCGTGCCGCGATCGCCCAGGTGCGCTATGACATGGCGACGCAGGCGTGCGACACGCGCAACACCGTGCAGAACGCCACGCGCGACATCATTGACGCGAACAACCAGAACAGCCGCGCCATCCTCGACTTCCTGACGCAGAGCAAGCTGTCCGACCTCCAGACCGAGAATCAGAATCTGAAACTGGCGGCATCTCAGGCCGCGCAGAACAACTATCTGATCTCGCAGCTGCGTCCGTGCCCTTCGCCCGCCTACATTACCTGTAACCCGTGGGCGGGCAGCGGTTACGGCGGCTGCGGCTGCAATCAGGGCTGCGGCTGCTGACAACTGCATAGCATAGCTTTTTGTTGGCGATGTTTTGTTGACGTCAACAAAATGGTCGGCCCCGTGCCGATACTAACAACAACGCGGCGGGGCAATAGCTCCGCCGCTTATTTTAACTGAGAAAGGAATGATTTTAATGGCAGAATTTACTTCTGCGGCAATTCAGACCGTTGCTGCTGGCCAGAACGTTCCCCTGACCGAAACGGCGGTCAATAGCAAGCCCTGTATCGTGCATAGAGAAGGAAGCGGCCAGATCACGCTGCGCGGCATCACCAATCAAAACCGCGCTCTGTTTCGGGTCTCCTATGGCGGCAACATCGCTATTCCCACCGGAGGCACGGTTGAGGCTATCACGGCGGCGCTTGCCATCAACGGAGAGCCGCTGACCAGCGCAACAGCTACCGTCACGCCTGCGGCGGTAGGAAACTACTTTAACATTTATGTTTCCGCACAGGTCTGCGTCCCGAAAGGCTGCTGCCTGACGGTCGCAATGGAAAACACCAGCACTCAGGCCGTCAACTTCGCCAACTCGAACCTGACGGTTGAGAGAATCGCGTGAAAGGAGAATGGACATGAGTAAGAAAGCAATGTACGAGCTTCGCAATATGCTGTGCGACGAACTCGACGAGCTGGCGCGTAAGGGCGACCTGGGCGCGGGCGACCTTGAGATCGCGCACAAGCTGACCGACACCATCAAGAACATCGACAAGATCGAGATGATGGAGGACGACGGTTACTCTCGCGACGGAGACTATTCGCGTCGCTATTCCCGCGATGGCGATTATTCCCGCGACGGTGAGTATTCTCGCGGCGGCGACTGGCAGGCCGATATGCGCGGCACTTACGGCAGGGGCAGCTCCTATGCTCGCCGCGGCACGCATTACGTCCGCGGGCACTACAGCCGCGCCGACAGCATGGAGCACCTGCGCGAGCAAATCAACGACATGATGCGCGAGACGGACGACGACCGCGTAAAGGAAGCGCTGCGTCGTGCCGCGAGCCTGATGGAGGAATAAAGGGGGTGCGTCCCCTTGATCGACGAAAACGAGGTCAATCTGTGGATATCGCGGCTTGAGACGGAGGAATCGAGCTGGCCCAATTATCAAAAGCTGGCGGCGCTGTACATCATCCAAAATCAAAACGCGCCAAAAGAACCGGAAAGGCCAATGTTGTATTCGGCAGCTCCGGCGCCGGTCAAGACCTATGCGTCTGAAACGGTAGGCAGCTACGGCGACAGCGATTTTTTGCGCGCAGTGGCAGATGTTTCACCGGACAAGGCGTGGGAGATCATGGACGAGCTGATGGACAGCTTGAAAATCGTAAACGAGCGCGTGTACAACAGCGTGATGCGGAAGCTCGAAAAATAAGAACACCCCCGTCGTAAGGCGGGGGATTCTTTTGGGCAAAATTTACCTTTGGGAACACCAAGGGCAAATATGCCTAACGTGGCGTTACAAAAAACGCGCCGTCGTCATCTGCGTCAATTCTCCGGATAAAGCGCGTCCAGAATTCCTTTTTCTCTTCCCGGGAATAAGTGTCATATTCAGCAAGTCCATTTCGGAGCGCGTCAAGGTTTGTCTTTGGTTTTTCCTCTACCGCTTCAAGTACTTTTTTCAAACTCGCATACTCCCGCTTGTATTCGTCCAACTCGATCAAATCATTCAGATAAAGAGTTTTTAGCTTGCTCATTTTCTTTCGTATCGCGTCCGCGCTTTGCGTGGGCTTTTTTTCTGCCTTTTTGTAATAGCGATTGTTTCGCTCGGCAATCCCTTCAAGCTCATGCAATAAGTAATCTTCCAGCGCGTCTTCGCGGATCCTCTTTTTATGCTGGCACGCGGAGTTGTCAAGCATTCGCGTCCGGCATCGGTAGTAGGTATAGATATGCTTTGCCGTTTCCGACTGCATCGTTTTCCCACACTCTTTGCAATGCAGCAACCCCGAGAACAGATAAACGCGATCTGTCTCAACTCCCGCGCAGCGCTGCGACCGCTGACGGAGGATATCATTTACAATGTCAAAATCCTGCTTGCTCACCAGGGCGGGGCAAGCATTCTCGATGCCGTACACCTCGCCGATATAAAGCCGGTTCCGAAAATAGTTTACATACTTGGTATACGCGCGGTCAATGCCCCATGTCTCAAGCATATAGCGTTTTACGCCCAACACGCTTTGCAGTCTGACATACGCCGCAAACATATCTCGCGCGGCATCTGCCGTATCGTTATCAATCTGGTATTGCCTGTCCTTGATGATATACCCTAAAGGGGCTTTTGACCCTGCCGGTTGGCCTTTTGCACGCTTGCCGTCGTTGATAAATTTGATCCGCTCGCTTGTGCGGTCGGCCTCGTCCTGCGCGACGGAAAGCATGATGTTGACCTTTAATCGCCCGGACGCGGTGCGCGTTTCGTAGTCCTCTTCCGTCGCCTGCCATGTCACGCCGTATTTGTCCAACTGCGTCTGCACGTCGTAGTATCCCGCGACATTGCGAAACCATCGGTCGAGCTTGATAAACAGAATCGTGTCTACCTTCCCCGTTTTGCAATTATCCAGCAGCCGCAGGAGCGCAGGTCGCTTTTTATACGGCTTTCGCGCGGATATGCCCGCGTCCTCATATATGCCCACCACGGTCATTTTATTTGCATTGGCATACCTTGTCAGCGTGTCCCGCTGCTCTTGTAATGATAGACCATGCCGCGCCTGTTCCTCGCTGGACACTCGGATATATAGCGCCGCTCTCATCAAATCCCCCTCCAATCAATATACAAGCACCATGCAGACAGCAGAACGATAATGACAAACATTATAGCAATCACGCCGTTGCGGATACGCACGCCGCGCCGCATGATCTCGATCATGTCCGCTTTCGCGTCAACATGGCGTTCCAGCTCGTCATTCCGCGCCTGCAAAGTTTCCTCGGTCGGTGTCAAGTGTTCGGAAATTCCGAACGCTTCATCAAGCGATATTCCAAGCGCTTTGCAGATCGGCGCGACGGTGTAGATCGACGGAGATTTAGAAAACTTGGAAAAGAAGTTCTGCACGGTGGACAGCGGCACGCCGGAATCGTCGGAAATTTCCTGATAGGTCAGTTTCAATTCTTCTTTACGGATTCTACACACTTCTTGAATGTTCATTTACGCCACCTTAATTTTTTCGATTTTTGCGCCGCAAAGTCGCAAGATGAGGGCTTGTCGAACCGTGTCGAGCGCTGTCTTATCGCAAGGCTTCGGCATTGAATTGCCAAGCCAAAGTGGGCTACGGTAAATACAAGCAGCGGCGGCCGATCCCCGCTGTCTGCAAAAAGCCCTCGCCGTTGTTGCAGAGGCGGCGAGGGCTAACCTTACTTCATACCAAGGAGCTTGCCAAGTTTTCTTTGCCGCCCTGCTTTGGTCGTTGGGATCCCAGTTCCTTTTGAAATTTTCCTTTTCATCTTCGTGATTCCGAGCGCACGTTTCCAACTAAAGGACAGGCCGGGGATCTTCATTATTGATTCACCACCCTTTCAACTTTTTCAATCATCTTAGCACATAGATCGCGCCCATGCTTGAGACTTTCTTCCGGCATTTGGTCGGCATACTCGTCAACGATAGCCGCGATGCTTTGAGCCTTTTTTACCTGCCCGCGAGATAGGCCGAAAATATGCACAGTTTCTTTTTGGATGTACCGAGAAAGAAAACTGTTTGTATGGGTAGCCTTTTCGTTTTGTAGCATTTTGGCGCATTCGTTCGGGGAAACCCTTCCACCAGCCATACACTTAGTATCGCCACCTGCGACCTCTGCTATCTGCGCTACGGTTTGCTCTGCAAGCTTGTACCGGGAAAAGTATGTTTCGATGTTATCCGTATTGGCAATGATGCGAATGCAGTCGGCAAATATTTGCGATTGACGCTTAACAAAGGCAGTTTCCGCAACGGTCATTTTTTTCTTGCCGAAAAGCGAGCCTAAAATACCCATTTACGCTTCCCCAATCTTTTGCAAATATTATTATTTTGTTGCACAGCGCCGTGCAGCAAACGCCTGTTGTGGGAATAGATATAAATACCGAAAAGGAGGTCGAAACATGGACGCACAGGTGCAAGCGGCGGCGGCGCTTTATCTGCTCCTAACGCCGAAGCAGAAAGACGAAATGCTCGCGCTGATTGAGCGCATCCTCGCGGAGGAGGAGCAAAAAAATAGCCTTAGAGCCAAACGGAGGGACGCAAGATGTTGTGTAATTGCGCGAAATGTGATACAATGATTCGAGAAAAGCTGAAAGAAAAAATTCTCACCATGAGCGACGCGCAGCAAAACGCATTGTTACTTGCTGCGCGCGAGATCAGGAGAAAATCGAAAGAACAAAGGAGAGAACTTTATGAAAATGCTCAACAAACAAGGTAAGCAAAACGCTTGTGACGCTGGAGAATCCGGCAACGACAAAGTCGTGCTTTCTCTGCTTTTGGCGATCAATGACCGCCTGTCTCTCCTTCCGGTCATTCTCGGCCTGCTGGTAGGCAACATATTGGCGAAGCTCATCGATGCGCTTTTCTTCTAATTTCTTGAGCTGTCCGGCTGCGGACTCTTCCTCGCTGATATGGCAGGTCTCAAACCCGTCCTTCCAATCGTTCATCGCTTACTCATCAAAAACTGCGCATAGCGCAACAACTCGTTCAGCTCGGCGTCGGTCGCCGTGTCGATAAAATCAAACAGCTCTTGAACGGTAGGACTTACGCCCTCGGTCTTCGGATCGGGGGCGCTTTCTTTTTTTGCCTTCGGCAAGACTTCTTCATCATCGGGAAGAATGTCCGCAATGGAAACGCCGAGAAATTCAGCTATCGCAGGAAGTTTTTGTGGCGACGGCTTTGATTTTCCCGTGTTCCATTGGCTATAAATGCTGTTTGAAAGGCCGAGCGCGCGGCTTAAATCGGCGCCATTTTTCCCAATTATTCGTAAGTAATAGTTAATTTTGTCAATAGTGCGCATACACCCTCCGAAAAATTGTGCAACACGCAGAACTAACAAAAACTAACTAACTTATTGTTGACTAATTCGTTTTTGTTAGTTATAATTAGGAACATAAAGGGTAACAAAAACCCAAGCCCCCTTACATTTAGCGGACTGCGAAAAAATATTATGATCGTTGGCACCTTTATAATATCATAGTTTGCCAAGTTGTCAAGGGAAACTTAGTTTTTCTTACTCTTTCGCTAAGTTTTTTTGGCTGCGGCGAGGGGAAAAGAGACCGCCCCGATGCGGTAACATCGGGACGGCTCACCGGTCACTTTGACCGGCGGTTGGACAAGGCGGACGCGGCAAGAGCTTTTGTGTTCTTGCTTGCCTTGCGGTTGCTTAAAGTTTTCGACGCTTTGGAAGCAACGCGCTTACTTGTCCGGACGGAGTTCCTCGGCAAAGGGTTCCCTCCTTTCAATGAGAATATGGGGAGCCTCGTGCCTTTTCACTCTATCCTCCTGCATGAGAGTATAGCAAATCCCCTCGCCGCAGTCAATGAAAACTAAGTAAAAGCAAATTGGAGGTGAACGAATGAGTTTTCGCAGTGCTCGATTAGCTGCCGGCCTGAGTGTTCAGCAGGTGATCGAAAAACTAAAGGTCTCCGACGCAGCGGTCTATATGTGGGAGACCGGACAGCAGCACCCCCGCGCAAGCCGTCTGCCGGAGGTCGCCGCGCTCTACGGCTGCACGGTGGACGAGCTATTGAAGCCCGATGAAAAGTAAATGAGGAAGGAGAGAGCATGAACTGGATTATCGTAATCGTTTTCGGCATCATCGTCATCTGCGTTTCACATTGGCTTGAGGGAAAGATAGATTCCTCTTTGTGCCTGTTGGCAGTAGAAGTAATCTCTATCATTGCCATAGTCACGGCGGTAGTGGTTATCCTTGTGAGCGTGCTCGAAACGCCACAGTCCATCAATAACTTTAACCGCCAGAAGGCATACATCGAAATGCACGAAGCGAAAAACGCCGTGGAAGATGCGGCGCTGACTTCCAAGAAAATCGAGCTGAATGAGTGGCTTTATGACGCACAGTACAGCAAATCCCGATTTGGGAGTTGGAGCTTTTACCCCGACAGCATTTTTGACTTGGAGCCAATTGAATGAAATGGCATAAGAAAAGCCCTGTTCAGCGTAGCAGGCCGAACAGGGCAACCGGACAAATCTTACCACAAGATATTGTGTCCGTGCTTATTGTAGCACGAGAGAAAGGAAAAGGCAATGAGAAAAAAGCCAGAGTACAAGATTATATGGGTCACGCCCCCTGACCCTGTAAAGCTGGGGACGGTCATGGGCGAGATTTATGCACGCGGTCGCGGCCTTGAGTTTGTCGGACTTGTGCCGAACGAGAAGAAGGGAGAAAAGGAATGAACACCTTTTTGATTTTTGTCGGCGTCACGACCATCTCTTATCAGCTCGTGCGCCTGATCGTGTGGCTGGATACGCCGAGGGGCCAGCGATGAGACACCTCGGCGATATTACGAAGATCAACGGCGCGGAGATCGAGGCCGTGGACGTTATCACGGGCGGCTCACCGTGCCAGGATCTGAGTATTGCGGGCAAACGCGCCGGATTGGCCGGCGCAAGAAGCGGATTGTTCATGGAGCAGGTCCGCATCGTAAAGGAGATGAGGGAACATGACAGAGCGAACGGGCGAACAGGTGACATGGTCAGACCTCGGTTTATGGTCTGGGAAAACGTGCCCGGAGCATTTTCAAGCAACAAAGGGCAAGACTTCGCGGCAGTCCTCGAAGAGATCATCCGCATCGCAGAACCGGAAGCCCCCGATATTGAAGTGCCTGAAAAAGGCTGGAACACCTGGGGGGGCTACCACGATGAAGTGGGAGGACGATGGAGCGTGGCTTGGCGAGTGCATGATGCGAAACACTGGGGAGTCCCCCAACGCCGCCGTCGTATCTCGGTTGTCGCAGATTTTGGAGGAGACACCGCAGGGGAAATACTCTTTGAGCGCAAAAGCGTGTCAGGGTATCTTGCGGAGAGCGGAACGGCGCGGGAAAGACTTGCCGGAAACGCTGAAAGCGGTGCTGGTAAAACAGAGCAATGCTTAACAGCATGGGACTGCCAAAGCAAACGGATTCTTGGCACAGAGGGAGAATCCCCGACGCTACAAGGTGGCGTTGGCGGGGGAGTAAATAATCCGGCGATTTTATGCTACGGCATTTCGGCTTACGAAAGCAACGCCATGAAATCCAGCAATCCAAAAAGCGGCGTGTATGTGGCAGACACCTCGCGCACGCTCGACCTGAACGGGGGAAATCCCGCGTGCAATCAAGGTGGTATGGCGGTCGTATGCGCCGGGTTTAAGCTCGGCAACAGCGAACAGGCGCGGAGCATCGGATACGCAGAGGAACAAGCCCCCACTCTGAACGCGGAGTGCGGAGGTAACAAGCCTGCGGTCGTGGCACTGGATATGACACACGCTTGTGACGTCATCCGCGAGTGTGGCGAGGTCGTTCCCAGTCTGCAAGCAAGGATGGGCACGGGCGGCAACCAAGTGCCGCTGACATATCAGCGAACGACCGGGACGCTTTCACCCGGTGCTCACGCTGGGAGCTACAACGGACAGGACGCATACAACGATATGCTGGTCGTATCGAGTGAAATCTCGCCTACGTTGAGGGCAAAGGCGAATGACCCATACCGCGAAGATATGGCGGCGTATATTGCAAGCGTCGATTGCCGGAACTTTTGCGAGGGCGGAGAAACAAACGGTACATTGCAAGCAAAAGAAAGCGGAGGGCAAAGCCTGAACCTGAATAATACGGTTCGGCAGAACATGGTGGTGCGACGTCTCACCCCGCTGGAATGCGAACGGCTGCAAGGCTATCCGGACGGCTGGACGAACATCGGCGAATGGCGCGACAGCAAGGGCAAGCTCCGCGACAGCGCGGACAGCCCGCGCTATAAGGCGCTCGGAAACTCTATTGCCCTGCCGTTCTGGGACTTCTTGGCAAAGCGCATCAGTGCGCAATATTTGCGCCCTATTACGATGGGCAGTTTGTTTGACGGTATAGGCGGATTCCCGCTGGTGTTTGAGCGGCACAACGGGAAGGGCACGGCACGCTGGGCAAGCGAGATCGAGGAATTTCCCATCGCCGTCACAAAACTACACTTTGGAGAGGATGCTGACTCATGAGAAATCAAAAGCGCACCCGCGAGCAGCGCAAGGCCGACGCTTCGGCGCGCATCGCCGCCGTCTGTCTGTTCCTCGCGGCGTTGCTGATCCTCTTTGCGGTGCTGACGGTTAAAACCACCGGGCAGCCGTACAAGGGCGAGCCGCCGGTTATAGAAGACAAGCTCCCCGGCGAGGACAAGCCCGCAGAGGGGAGCGCGGAACTTACCATCGGCGAGCCGCTCGGCGAATTTAAGCTGACCGCCTATTGCCCGTGCATGAAGTGCTGCGGCAAGACGGACGGCATCACGGCGACCGGCACAACCGCCACCGAGGGGCGAACGATCGCGGTTGACCCCGCGCTCATCCCTTACGGCGCGACCGTCACCGTCTACTTTGCCGACGGCACGAGCCATACATACACCGCCGAGGACTGCGGCGGCGCGATCAAGGAAAATCGAATCGACGTATTCTTTGACGACCATCAGGCCGCGCGGGAGTTTGGCGTTCAAACCGCTTATGTTTATATGGAGGAAAACAATGGATAATTTGAACGGCTACAAAGCCTTTGAACCCGGCATGATCTGCAAAGGGAAACAGTATCAGGAAAACACAGACTATGAAGAAGAGGGCGGCGAGATTTGTGAAAAAGGTATGATGCATTATTGCGTTAATCCTTTTGAGGTGCTTAATTTTTACCCGCTTGTAAATGATAGCGGGAAAGTCAGCGACTTTGCAGCAGTTAAATCTTTGGAAGAGCCCGTATCGGGTGATAACGGGAAATTCGCCACGAAAAAGCTTCACATTGGCGTAAAGCTCGGCTTGCCCGGATTTGTCAAAGCTTGCATTGATTATCTCAAGGAAGAAACAATTGTAAACGCGCCAAATTCTACCGTCAGCAGCGGCTACTACGCCCAGATCGGCAGCAGCGGCAACTACGCCCAGATCGGCAGCAGCGGCGACTCCGCCAAGATCGGCAGCAGCGGCAACTACGCCCAGATCGGCAGCAGCGGCTACTACGCCAAGATCGGCAGCAGCGGCGACTCCGCCAAGATCGGCAGCAGCGGCAACTACGCCAAGATCGGCAGCAGCGGCTACTACGCCAAGATCGGCAGCAGCGGCGACTCCGCCAAGATCGGCAGCAGCGGCAACTACGCCAAGATCGGCAGCAGCGGCAACTACGCCCAGATCGGCAGCAGCGGCGACTCCGCC